GAGTTATGACGCAATGTTGTATTGCAAAACAAATATTGGCGGGGATTTTTTTGATGGCTTTATTACTGTTGATGTCACATCAGAGTTAGAGATTACTGAAAATCCTGTTGAAACTGGCACGGCTATTGCCGACCATGCTTATGTTAAACCTGTACAAATTGACATGAATATAGTTATGAGTGATGTGCATAAATCACTTGTTGCTGAGCAATTTACAGGCGGATGGAGTAGGTCGGTAAAAGCTTTTGAGCTATTAACTAAAATGCAAACAGACAGAATCCCTGTTTCTGTATTAACAAGGGTTGGCCTTTATGAAAATATGCTAATCAAGAGAATTGTATCAAATGATGATGCAAAAACATATAGAGGCTTAAATGCCCAAGTTTCTCTTGTTGAATTACCAATAGCTAGGGTTCGTGTTGTAGAAATCAGCTCTGCTCCACAAACTACTATTGACACGGAAATGGGTAAAATAAATGCTACGAATACTACCGAAAAGGAAGATAGTTCTATTTTGTGGCAGATAACAGGGGGCAGAGACTAATGTATAAAATACCTTTAACTACTTCCCCTAATCAGACTTTTGTTGTTATTGTGCCTGTTAATGGTGGGAACAAGGAGTTTGAAATACAACTAAGATATAACGAGGTTGCTGAATATTGGTCAATGACGCTTACTGACAATGAAACAGAAAGAATTATTTTCTCTCAGCTTCCATTGTTAGCATCTTACTACGAATTTGCTAATATGGCTAATCAGCTAGGGTATAAAAACATTGGCTCTATTTATTGTATTGCAATGCAAATGACAAAGAATTGTGCTCCAAATTCTGATGATTTGGGTAAGAAATACATTCTTATTTGGGGAGATAATGAGGTGATGTAAAATGAGAGCTTACCCATTTCTAGCTGATTTTACAGTCACTTCGTTGTTTGGTTACAGAAGTCCAATTAAAACAAGTGAAGGATATACAAGTTCTTTTCACACAGGGCTTGATTTGGTTGGCAAAGGGAACATAAACTGTGTAGCTTGTGAATCTGGAACTGTTGTTTTTACAAAATATACTAAAACACTTGGAAACTATTTATGGATTCAAACTGATAGTGGTTATGGATTGCTATACCAACACTTGAAAAGCTTTGCTGTAAAAGCAGGTGACAAGGTATCCTGTAAACAGATTGTTGGTGTAATGGGTAACACAGGTAAAAGCACTGGGCCACATTTACATTTCGGTGTTGCTAAAAATACTAAGTGGGATACAAGCTATTTTGGGAATGATTGGATTGACCCTGCCGCTTGGCTTGGGATGAACGGCGGTAGCACAATTAAAGGGAAAACCTTTAATGGCTCTGGTTACGTAACCGGAAATGCTAGTGATGTTACTTCTACTAATAACCCCTCGCAGTCTGTAACAATTGAAAGCTCTACCACCGTTTCTGGCTCTGGTATTGAAATTGTTCCATCCGGTGAATACTACGAGGTAGTAGATATTAAGGGCACAGAACTAGATTGGCTGTATGGTCGTAAATATCGTGTGTTTGTTGATATTGGTGGTGGGAAAGCTTTTGATGTATCTAACTTACGCTGTAAGTTTGAGATAAGTAAAATAGCTTATGGACAACCACAATATAGCACACTTACAATTTACAATCTTAATCCTGATGATGAAAATAAAATTATTAAGCAAGGGCAGAGAATTGTAATTGAGGCAGGATACCAGGGAAGTCAGTATGGTATGATTTTTTCCGGTACAATAATTCAGCCTTTACGCTCTAAGGAAAATGGTGTTGATTACCTTTTAACCTTGGTATCTATTGATTCCGACAGGTTCATAAGCTACGGTTTTGTTGGAACAACTCTTGTTGCAGAGCAAAGTGCTAGGGATGCCGTTGAATCTGTTATAAATAAAAGTTCCGAGGAAGTTGGAAGGGGATTTTTGGCCGATACAAGCATTACTTATCCAAGAGGCAAGGTTATGTTTGGTATGAGCAAGTATTACTTGGAGCAGATAGCGAGGTCCGAAAATTCTTCTTATTATACAGAGGACGGGAAAGTTAATTTGATTTCTCCTGCTTCTATTGATGATAAATATATTCTTGATTTTAATCCCAAGTCCGGCTTGATTGGTACGCCTGTTCAGACCGAAATTGGTATTCAGTGTAAAGTTCTTTTAAACCCGCAAATCAAGCTTAATTCCCTTTTTCATGTTGATAATCAGAGAATTACGAATTATCAGTATCAACAAGGGACAGTTGTAAGGGGGCTTGATTCCGAGGGTATTTACAGAGCAATTAAAGTAACTCATGTTGGTGATACCAGGGATACTGATTGGTACACAGAGATTGAGGCCATTACTCAAGCAGGCACATTGCCAGTTTCTATGGCAGATAGTTCGTATTATCCGTGGTAGTTAATACAAAACTTTACTAAAAAATATTTTAAAAAACTGTTGACAAATCCTTTTATTTGGATTATAATATAATCAACAAAGGAAATAAAACAATTCAATCACAAAGCTTAGGAGGAAAAGAAAATGAAAACTAACTACTACGATATTAAGATTAACAATCTAATGTACAAGTATTCTCGCTTTGTTGATGAATTTAAGGGTTGTGAAGATGATAGGCAAGTTTTCTGTGCCATGTATAATAACCTGATTAAAGCTTGCAAGGAAATGAAGAAAGCTAACATTGAAAACCCTTTTATCAAGGTTGCTTTTGATGAAAAGGCTAATCAGGAAAAATCCGTTATGGATGATATCATTAGAAGGTTTACTGGGAATGTTTGGAGTGAAGAGGAATGTGGATGGGTTAAGTTTTATTAACCCATTCCTTCTGTTATATCAGGTGGTTGATAAATGAAGCTAGAATATATAGATGAAATCCCGGAAAGGGTTTTTCACAAAAAGGAATCAAGAAGCAGAATAGAAAAAATGCTGAATGAATTTCTTAAAAGCAATTACAAGTGTGCTAAAGTTTTGATAGATGAGTATGAATATTCTACACCTTCTTCTGCTCAACATTCTGTTATAATGGCAATTAGAAAGGGTAGATATGATACAATAGAGTGTTTCATGCACAAAGGAGAAATTTATATCTACAAGAAAGAGGGTGCATAAATGAGTGTAGGAATAGGTGAACTCTATGGTGATACAAGCCAGGTTTTTACTAGGCTAATGAATAATATCGGATTTAACACTCACGTTGCGCTCCCCGCTATTGTACAGCAGGTTGATTTTACAAAACTTACTGTTGACGTTCAGCCTACTATAAGAGAGAGAACGGTAAATTATTCAAATAAAATTAATTATATTAACTATCCGTTGTTGATAAATGTTCCTATTGTTTTTCCACAGGTAGCAGGGTTTAGAATTACATTCCCAATTTCTCAAGGCGATGAATGCTTGGTTGTTTTTGCAGATACAGCTATTGATAATTGGTGGTTGTATGGCAATGTACAAAATCCTGTTGAGCAAAGGAGACATGATTTATCAGACGGATTTGCTATATTCGGTGTTATGAATCAGTCAGCTCTTGAGGATGTTCAAGATGTATATGACGAAGGAATTTCTATTGAAAGCTCCAAGACAGAAACACACATTCGATTGAGTGATTCAGAGATTTATTTAAGTTGTGCAAACGGTTCAACTACTTTGTCTAAGATTTTAGACCATATTCATGTTGATAGTATGGGTGGACCTACTCAACCTTCTCATAATATAAGGGATTGATACTATGAGGTGCAGGAAATTAGACGAGAATTTTGATTATTCATTTGGCATGAATGACCAGGATTACATTGACGAAGCTGACGCTGTCGCACAAGCAATTAGGACGAAGATTTTATTATTCTACGGTGAGTGGTGGGAGAACGTTAGCTTAGGGTTGCCAATGTTCCAAAGTTTTCTAGGCCAGATGAGCAATGAAAATTTGAAAATGTCAATTACTCTTTTGTTGACAAAAAGAATCAAGGAAATCTCAGAAGTTAAGGATGTTACAGAAATAGAGATTGCAAGAAATAACAGGCAGTTAAGGTTTACTGTTCATGTTATTCTTTCTGATGGAGAGGAAGCAGAAACGGTGGTGATTGTTTAATGGCTTATTTTTCTCCCTATATAGATGAGACTGGGATGCATATTCCAACATATACAGAAATTCGGGATGAGCTTATTTCCCAAATGAAAACTATTTTTGGTGATGATATTTACATTGATGCTGATTCTATGGATTATCAGCAAATTTCTATTTTTGCAAGGAAAATCTTTGATACAAACAGTTTGGCGCAATTGGCCTATAATAATAGAACTCCAATAACCGCTATTGGTGTTGGTCTTGATAATATGGCCGCTATTGCAGGAATTACAAGAAAGCCAGCGACCTATTCTACGTGTCCTGTTGTCGTGACTGGTAATGCCGGAACAGTGATTGAGAATGGGCAATGTTCGGATGGTACTTATACATGGAATTTGCCTGCAACAGTTACTATACCAAGCAATGGAACAATTACTGTAGAAGCTACTTGTAATGAGGCAGGTAATATTGGCGCTTTGCCCAATACAATTAATAAGGTTCTCACTCCTGTTTATGGTTGGTTGTCTGTAACAAATACGGTAAGTGCAGATCCCGGTATTGATGAAGAGGATGATGCTACATTAAGGGGCCGTATTGCTTTATCTACTAGAGCACCTGCTTTAACTGTTTTTGCTAGTATTTGGGCTGGTATTCAGGCCGTGGAGGGTGTTGACCGTGTGTATGGCTACGAAAATGATACAGGCACTACTAGCACAGGGACGGAGCCGCCTGGTATTCCAGCTAATTTGCCTCCACACTCAATTACCTTTGTTGTAGAGGGTGGGGAGGATATGGACGTAGCAACTGCAATTTGGCAGAAGAAAACGCCTGGTTGCTATACAAACGGGACAACCCAAGTTCAATTAACCACCGTTGAAGGCAATATTGTTATTATTCGTTTCTATCGTCCTACAGTTAAAAATGTATATGTAAAAGTATCTCTGAAAAAGCTACAAGGCTATAATGATGAGTATGCACAGAAAATTAAGGATGCTATTTCCGATTACATCATGGAAATGCAATTAGGCGGTCCCGTATATCGTTCTGTTATTTGGTCTGTTGCTACAGCTCAAATGGACAGTATCAACACGCCTTCTTTTTCTGTGACTGATGTTCAGTTTGCAACTTCTGAATCCGGGCCATTTTCTCAAGCAGATATTGTTCCCGAGTTTTATGAGGCGGCTTATACTTTGTCTACAATGGTAACGGTGGAGGAATCCACATGAGCAGGGCAAATGAAACGTGTGATAATTCCAAATACCTAGATTTAATTACATCGGAATATGCAACAAAAGAGAAATTCAACGCTTATGTAAAAGCTTTTGTTGATATGGTGTGTGGTGCTTGGAATTGTTTGATTTCCTTTGATACTATTTTTGTTATTGATAATGCAGAAGGAGACCAGTTAGACAAGATTGCTGATTACTTCGGGTTGACAAGGGAATTGCCTTTTTCTGACCCGGACGTACCCAGTGTTTTGGATGATGAGCTTTTAAGGATTGTAATTAAATCCCGTATTCTTAGCAACCATTGGGACGGAACTTTAATTGGGTGGCGAAATATTATTACTACAATGTTTCCCGATGCTTCTTACTCTGTTGTTGATAATCAGGATATGAGCGTTGATGTGGTAATGATTGATCCAGGTGCATCAATGGCAAAGATAGGTTTGCTTTTTAATGGCTATATCGTTCCTAAACCTTCCGGGGTTAATGTTAATTGGACAATCCAGGATAAACCCTTGTTTGGTTGGGATGCAGACACAGCATTTATCAAAGGTTGGGACCAAGGCATTTGGTCTGATTCTTAAAATATTAGGAGGAAATAGAAAATGGCAGGAACTAACTTTAAGCTATTCGATGAAAACAAGGCAAACATGCTTTCCGACCAAGAATACAACACAAACGCTCAGCGGCTGAATGGTGTACAGGGGGGGTAGCGAGTAGTTCCCTTCATAACAAGGCAATGTATCAGGCATCGTTGATGGTAAATGCGTTAGCTCAATTTATGGTTTCTTGTGGGTATAATGCAAGCGATACAGATGCAGTAAGCACATTTAATAATAATCTAGTTCAGGCGTTAAAATATTTAATCTCTCAAATTTCTCAGCCTATTGTAAATAATGCGAAAGCCGAGGCTAGGCAGGTTGATATAAACGTTACATCTAGTACAGTAGATGGAACAGTTTTGTTTTCTGTGCCTAGAGAACCGAAGTTTATATTATCTACTTGCTTTGGGTCTGGTACTGCACCAGAATGGGTTATGGGTTTGCTGTGGCCGTTTAGAACACAGTTTATAAAGCAAGGAGGGTTATCATATTTTACCTTTGAAAAACAAGGGTTGAATTTTGTGTACAAGAAAGTATCGAATGAAAGATTACCGCTTGTTTGGACTGTTGATATGATTATTTTCTATTGAGCTAACTAAAGGGGGGGGGGTGATTTCCGTTGAAAGTACAAAATGCTCTAAATAATATTACAGAGAGACAGTTAGGCTATATTAGAATGGTTTCTTATGTTGATGGTGGAACAGCAGAGGAAAGAACTCTTGATACTTATTCTACTAGAGAGTTGCTAGACTGTTTGCAAAAAGACTGTTCTGCCTACTATACAATCGGGGAGTATGCTTACATTGTTTATAAGGCTTAATACAAAACTTTACTAAAATATTTTTCCAAAATACGTTGACAAACTGCTTTCTTCGTGTTATAATATAACCATAATAAAGGATAGGAAATAAAGCTAGGCACAAAGTTAAGGAGGAAATAAAAATGCTGAACAAGGCTATTGAAATTACTTACCAAGTTAAAACTGCTTATGGTAATTACGTAACTCGCTCTTATGCAACTAAGGATGGCAGGGAATATCAAAGAATTGTTGACCTGATTCATTTAAATCCCGAAGAATATAAGGTAGTAAACGTAAGGCACATCTAAAGAGCATTACATAAAACCTGTCCTACCGGGTATACGGGGAATAAAAGAAAGGCGGTAAAGGTAATGAATAGGTATTTTAATTTGTTTAATTCCAAAGAGGAACAGAAGGCTTGGGAAAAGTCTATGAAGGAAGAAAACGAAAACTTTAGGGTTTGTATTAGGATGACAGCATTTCAGTTGAAACAAATGCTACCATTTGTTGATATTGGTAATTATAAATTTGCAACTGTTTGGACACAAAGTAAATATTAAAGCAATATAATTGGGTGGGTGTGGCATGGAATATCATGAAGTAGAAGGTTACTCTATTTACTGGGATTCCGATACAGGGTATTTTAACGTATGCAGTGGTAGTGAGGTTGTTTCACAAAGGCCAACTTTTGAGGAAGCCAGGGAATCAGCTTCGCTTTTATATAATAAAATCGAGAGGTTTGAATCTTCAAATATTTTTCGATAAATTTTAATTTTTCTGTTGACAAACAGTCAAAGCAATGGTATAATATAATCACAAAAGGAAATAGAAAAGGTGGTTATTAAAATGTTGAATAAGCATGGATACGAAATGAAAAACCTCAAGGCTATCTGCTCCATGACTAAGAACGCCTGCTTTATGAATGGTTATCACATTGAGATTGCTTATGAAGATGGTAAGATTCTTGTAGAAGAGTACTTCGGTTGGGTTGGTAGCCAGAGTGCTAATTGGCAACCCGGTGTTATCCCTTGTGGATATATTACTAAGAGAATGAGCCAACAGGAAATTGCTGATTTCGTAGCTGAGGCTATTGACCACTACAATTATATTGCTTGTTAAATATAAAGGTATAGGAGGGAAAAGGATGCCTGCAAGTAATTTTAAGTTGTTCGATGAGAACAAAGCTAATATGATGGATGATTCTGAATATGGAACAAACCAGCAACGCTTGAATGGAGTACAAACAGGCGTTGCTAGTTCACAATTACAGAACAAAACTTTATACCAGGTAAGCCTAATGAGCTATGCCTTGGGACAGTTGATGGTGCAAAATGGATATGATTGCTCTGATACCGCCGCTGTTACTACTTTTGTTAATAACTTGGGTAGTACACTCTTACAAAAGGTAGTTGATAAGGCTTCTGAGGAAGAAGCAAAAGCTGGTGTAAATAACTCTAAATATATTACACCTGCTACGATGAAAGCGGCATTAGATGTGTTGTCTACTGATGTAGATGAGAAATTTTCTGATACTAAAGAATATGTAGATAGTAAATTTGTGATACCAAATATAGCTCTTAACGGAAGAACTTTCAAAGTTATAAATTCCGGAAAGGTTAGTTTTGATTTTGTATTATATTTTGGTGATACTAGCTCTAGAACCAAACAAGTTACAGGTGAACTAGATTGCATTGTAAGTCCGTCGGGTACATTGATATATGGTACGTGTCCTGATTTTGTATATGATACTCTATACCTTGTCGCAGGATCAAACCCATGGTCAATTTTAGGAATGAAGCCAACTGGTGGATTTGTTGCTACATGGAGGTATACAAATCAAATTTATTTTTCTTATTTCTCACAAGCACTTGTAAAAAATCTTACTGATGGAGTAATTGGAACTATTAGTGAAAGCTCAACTATTCAAGGAACTGGAACTGGTGGTTCTGAAAATTCATTCACAAATACACAAGTAATGGCTGATGCACAAACTTCTGTTATAAACACTTCTGCAGATGGATTTAAGGTTACTAATATTGGTGTTATGATTAACTTTCCTGGATTCTTATGTCTCAATTAAGGCAAAGAAAACCGGGGAAATTTGCAAATACTCCAAAACTTTTTATTGTATCTATTGAACTTGTCATAGAAAAGCTATATCCTGCCTCTTGGTTATTTCTAAAAATAATAGCTCCAGTAAATTTATTTTCACTAACTTCTATGTTTGTAGCGCTTAAAAGTGGAAGTTCACTAAAATAACCAACCTGTCCGCCTCCATAGTAAAATAACACTTGCCCAATATAGGTAAGGTAAAAAACGTTTGTAATACTAGGGGAAGCAATAAACCCATTTGTTGGTTTTGCTGTTACATAAAAATAACACCTTGCACTAGTTGAAACATACCAAGAAACAGGAATATCTGGAAATGTACAATATAGAAAAGTACCAGAGCCACTTACTATACAATCAAATTCTACAGTTTTACTAATATTATAATTAGAACCACCACCATAAAAAGTAATTGTACAATCCATGCTAACTTTTCCTGTATTTACAATCTTAAAAGTTCTACCAGGGAAAATAAGGTTAGGTATCAATAGTTTACTATCTACATATTCTTTAGTATCAGAAAAAGAGTGATAAAAATGACTGATAAAATTAAAGTTAAAGTTCCTCCTTATCCGTGTGCTGACTGCGAAAGAGAGGCTGTTTGTAATTATAAAAAGGGTTGCTATAATTGGAAAATATGGTTTATGGCATACTGGAAAGGTTTAAGAAGGAAGGTGAAGATGTGGGTGCTTTAAAGGAAATCATTGAACTAGCAGAAGAACAGGTAGGGACAAAAGAGAATCCTAGAGGTTCAAATAACGTAAAATATAATACATGGTACTATGGTAGAGAAGTATCAGGTAATTACCCTTGGTGCATGGCTTTCATCATGTGGTTGTTTAATGAGGTGGGTATCTTTGATATTGTCCCAATTAAAACTGCTTCTTGTACAACTCTTATGTTGTATGCTAAGAAATTTTATGTTTGGGTAGAAACAGATTACCAGCCCGGTGATGTACTTATTTATGATTTCCAGGGTGATAGTAAAATGGACCACACAGGCATTTGTATTTCTGCAACAAGCACAAAGGTAACTGCTATAGAAGGCAACACATCTGTTAGCAATGCAAGCAACGGCGGAGAAGTTCGCAAAATGGACAGGAATATTTCTTATGTTGTTGGTGCTTGGAGGCCAGATTATGAAGAAGGCGATAAAATGAACTATGATACTTTTAAGGAATTTATGAACCAATACATTTCTGAGCGTAGGGATAATGATTCAAGCGAGTACAGCAAAAAGGCCCGTGAATATTTTGTTGAAAAGGGCATTATTCAGGGTGGGGACCCTCTGCCTGACGGCTCACCTAATTACATGTGGGAAGATTATACTACCAAGGAGCAAATGATTACTGTTGCCTACAGAATCCTTGAAATGGTGGGGGTAGTATGATTGAGCTTAGTATAAGGCAAAAGAAAAGGTTATTAGATGTATCACAAAAGCTAGTAAAGGACACAAGGCCGCTTCTGTGGGTAGTAACAGTTGGCGGCATGTTACTAGCTTTTTATTCCATTTACAAGAATTTCACAGGGGCTTTGCCTTGGATAAGTGCTTTAGTTGGCTTACCATGGGCGGCCCATAGTGCTATTTGTGCGGCTTACCTTAGTTTGTGTAAGTCTGACCATAAAGAAGGCGGAATTACGTTTGAATCAGCTAAGGCAAAAGGATTTGCAAAGGAAACTGATACAGGCTCACAAAATAGCCCAAATCCATAAGGAGGAAATATAATGGATGTTGTTTCTACTATCCTGCTGATTATTGCAGTCCTGGTGTTACTATCTAATATTATTGTTGAGGTACTTAAAAAGCTCCTGCCTGAGAAGGTGCCTAGTAACCTAATTGCTGTGGTAGTGTCTATGGCATTAACCTTGGTAGCTTTCTTTGGTTGTTGTTCCTATTATTCTGTTGTAATTAAATGGTACTATGTAATTGCCGCTATTGTTATTGGGTTTATGGTGTCTTATGCGGCTATGTTTGGTTATGATAAGCTAAAACAGCTAATTGAGCAGTTCATTTCTAAGAAGGAGTGAGGTATATGGTCGAGATAGTCTGCTCACTCATTTCTGCTGTTGGTGTAATAGTAGTAGCTATTATTCAGTTCAGAACAACTAAAAAGAATAAGTGTGCGGAAGCTTTGGAAAGTAAAAGGCACGAGGAAATTAAAGCACAAGAAGAAATGAGGCAGAGGGAGAGCAGGCTATCCATGGACCTTATGCACTCAACGGCCAAACTTTGTGTTGGAACTGCGTTAGCTATTAAAAGAGGCAGAGCTAATGGAGAAATGGAAGAAGGCTTGAAGTACGTAAATAAATCTATTGTTAATTACGAGAAGTTTTTGAAGGACGTAGCTAGTGAAAAGGTTTCAGAATAGTACAAAACTTTATTAAAAATATTTTATGAAAGCTATTTACAAACTATCATTCTTGTGTTATAATATACTTGTAAGGAAGGGGGAGCAAGAACATGGGGGCAAAACAAAGAAGCCCTTCTAAAGCTGAAAGTACAAATAATAGAAAAACCAAAGAATACTTCATAAGCAATATGAAAGTAGGAAATGTGGTTGCTTTTGTTGTTCGCACAAGAGAAGGCAATAAGATGCTTTCAGGCCGTATTATATCCATTTCAAAAGATAGTGTAACTATTAACACCAAGAATGGTTCTATTTTCTATCCTAGCAAATCGGATATTGTATGGGTTAAGACAGGTTCTTTCTGGCCTGTTGGCATTTATAATGCCCTCCGATATGAAAGGTAGTGTAAATGCATGGCAAAAATAAGTATAAATAAGACAATACAAGAAATTGTATACATAAAGAATCAGATAGATGGATTAAACATGCTATTAGCCAATAAAAAGGCTATTATGGCAAAATTCTTTGATAAATCAGGCAAAAACAAGGTAGATTCGGATGAATGCGTTGTATATGTCCAGGAACGCCCAAATATCACTTATGACGTAGAAGCTATTCGAGAAAAATTAGATAAAGAAGTATGTGCTCAGTTTATTGATACAAATTATACTGTATCAAACTGGGCTAAGTTCACATGCTTTTGTAAATCCAGGGGGATTAAACCTTCCCAGCTAAAACCATTTATCCATGTTGAACGCACAGTAAATCAAGAAAAACTATCTAAATTATACGAAAAAGGCCAAATTTCCCTAGATGACCTATCCGGTTGTTACTCAGCAGAAGTAAAGAAAAGCATAGCATTGAGGATGAAAAATATTGAACGAGAAATTCCAATTACCTCCACAAAGTCAGGTAAATGAATTTATAGCTATTTTAAAATACTTTGGCTTATTTCAGCCAGAATCCCTGTACAAGTGTATTTGTCCTTTCCATGCAGATAAAAATGCTTCAATGCAAATAAATATCCCAAAAGCTTTTTTCTTTTGCTACGGTTGTAATGCGTCAGGAAGCACTTTAGAGCTTTATAAATACTTCCAACAGAAAAATGGAAGAAAAATAAATGAACTTCAATGTTTAAAGGAAATTAAAGAAATTTGCAAATCAGAAAAAGTAAAATCCCCCTTATATAATAATATATATAATATATATAATAATAAAGAAAATAATTCTTTTGTTGACAGTAAAATAAATTATAAAGAAGGAATTTCTCAAGCAAAAGAATTTTATAAAAACCTTCCCACACCAAACTGGTACAAACCAGGAAAGGTTCAAGCGATAGAAGAAGAAACTAGGCAATGCAAAGCTTACATGAAGAAACGTGGATATTCCACGAAACTTCTTGTTGAATGTGAAGCAAAACCAAGTTTAAATAAAAACTATCCGATTGTAATTCCTCTGTTGGAAAATGAAATATTTCGTGGATACGTAATGCGAACGTTTGATAAAGAAATCGAACAACAAAGAAAATACATGTACAACAGAGGATTTAAACGAGTTCTTTGTTTACCAGGCAGATTTAAAAAAGAAATGCCGATTTTACTTGTTGAAGGATATTTAGACTGCCTAGCCGCTATCCAGTTTGGAATTAAATATTCAGCCGCAATCCTTGGTTGGAAAATAAGTTCAGAACAAGTACAAAAGCTAAAAAGAAAAAGAATTAAAAAAATAGTTTGCGGGTTAGACAATGATGAAGCTGGAAGAAAAGGATATAAATATTTGCAGAGAATCGGAAAGCTAAATAATTTTTCTGTTGAAAGAATAAGATATCCAAAAGGAATTAAAGATTTTGGAGATTTACTAAAAAACGAAGAGAAAGCTAAAACAGTGCTAGAGCAATGTAAAAAGTTCGGTTTAATTTAGGCTTTACAAATTGCAATCCTTGTGGTAAAATAGGGAGTGTAGAGGAAATGAAAGCTTTGGACCTAGCTATTTCTCTGTTGGATGCCGAATTTACAAAAGGACAGCTAAATAAGCACTACAGAGAACACAAGAAAGAATTTAAGGGGCTTACAAAAGAGCAGTACGCAAATAGAGCAAAAGAAGCAAGCGAACGTGAGCCACTTAAAGGAGAAGTTAAATATAGCAGAAAAGATGGTTCAAAAGCTTTGTATAATTTAAAGACAGGAGAATTTACAGTTTGGTATCCAGCAAATAATACTGTTGCAACACACTTTAAACCAAAGTTTGATAAAAAGTCGAAGAAACAAAATATGAAGGCAAGCAGAGAATATGTTAGAAAAGATATGAAAGAAAACGGATTAAAACCAAGTTTTTAAAGAAAGGCGGAAAAGAAAATGGGAATTGTTAGTTTTGTAAGAAAGGTAGCAAATATTCAATACAGGAAAGAGCTTGAAAAAGAGCATAGAGAAATGGATGAAAAAAGAAAAGCCTTCTTAAAGCCTTGCGAATGTTGTGGTAAATTTCTTTTGTTGGACTTTGAGATTTGCCCAGTATGTGGACACCAGCAAAAGGTAAATTAAATTAGGGGATGAAAACAATGGGAAAAAGCTTAATTGAACAAATGAAAGAACGGATTGCAAAATCCGGCACCTCAAAGAAAGATATCCTTTATTTCGGAAAGGATAGCCAAAAGCGAATTAGATTTATTCAAGAGCTAGATGAGGGATATGTATTTCAGTTTCATAATAATTGGGACCCCTCAATTTTTGAGCTTTGTAAAGACCCGGAGGACCACGAAAATTGTAAGCTTTGCGAAGAAGGAATTGCTTTGCAAGATAACTACATTTGGTCTGTGTGGGATTACGACAGCTCTTCCGTAAAACTGATTCAATTTAAAGCTACTGGCGTTTCTCCTATTCCAGCATTTATCGAAATGTATGAGGAATTTGGAACAATCCTCGATAGAGATTACAAGGTCAAGAAAGTTGGACAAGGACAAGGGGCTTCCTATGTTGTAACTCCGCTTGATAAAGAGAGATTTAAAAATTCCAAAGCAAAGCCTTACACCAGAAAGCAGGTTAAGGAGATTTTGGAAAATGCGTGGCAACCTAAAAATATTAGTACAGACGATGAAGAAGATGAGGATGAAGAAGAGAACGAAACTAAAAAGAAGAAGAGCACTAAGAAGAATAAGAAAAAGCAGAAAAGCTTACGCGAAAAGTTTGAGGAACTTAGCTTTAAGCAGTTAAAAGAAATTGCAATGGAAATCGGAATGAGTAAGAAAGAGCTTAAAGCCTTTGATGATGAAGAAGAGCTTTTAGACGAGCTTTTTGATAACTACGAGGAAGAGGACCTTGAAGAGCTTCTTGAAGATTTAGATGAAGATGAAGAAGACGAAGATGACGATTAAAGTTCAATAAAGGTGCTTGATAAGATATGGATTTAAACGTTTATTTTATGATGCAAGAAACGTTACAAAAGAAAATGTTCGGATATGAAGTTCCAACTGATTCTGTTGAAAGCTTCAAATATTCAATCCTCTCTTTGGTTGGAGAGATTGGAGAAGAGGTTATTGAGAAGTATGCAGGAGAATATGCTTTGGAGTTAACAGTGTCAGACTATTTAGATGTACTTGCTGTTACAGAAAACTTCACAGCAGAACAAGAGTATAAACTTGAAGTGATAGAATATTTGAGAGAACATTTGAAGTTTATGGATGTTTCTTATTTTGTTGATACAGTGTTTAGTATTTATTCAGAATACGTAAAAGGACAGTGATAAAAGTGATTAGAGAAAGAACATTTGCAGAAGCTTATAAAAAGCTTGCTAATGAATTTCTAGAGCACGGTAAAGATGTAGCTCCTAGAGGAATGTTAACTAAAGAGTTAATGCAAGAAACTTTTTGTATCGAATGTCCAACTTACAACTTAGCTTATATTGAAGGAAGAAACTTTAGCTTAATGTATGCATTAGTAGAAAGCCTGCTAATTACATTACATGAAAATAAGCTTGAGTTTTATACTTTCTTTAATGAGAACATGAAAAATTATTCTGATGATGGAAAAGTATTTTATGGGGCATATGGATATAGAATATCAGATAGTTTGAATGATTGTATCAATAAGTTAAAGAAAGATATGGACACAAGGCAAGCTGTAATGAACATCTACAAACTGGATGATTTAAAAGCAGATACGAAAGATACACCTTGCACGATTGCAATTCAGTTTACAATCAGAGAGCAGAAGCTGAATATGCATGTGTATATGAGAAGTAATGATTTGATTTGGGGAACTCCATATGATGTGTTTGTTTTTACGAATTTGCAAATGGTTGTAGCAAATACATTAGGAATTAAGGTTGGAGAATATTACCATACAGCAACTAGTTTGCACGTGTATGAACAGCATTTTAACTTATTAGAAAAAGTAGCAAGCTCATCTGCCAAACCAGTATATGCTGAAAACAATTGTACACTGGATGAGTGGAGAAACGTTGGCAATCTGTATCTTAATATTGTTGAAAATAAAGTTAACGTTGACGATGTATTAAGTAAAGAAGTTATTGCAGCTAATGAAATGCCTTATACTATGGCTATTTTATTGGAATGCTGGTATAGAGAAATTAAGAATAAAGAAGCAGATAACAAGGCTAATGAAGCTTTCAATAAGATAGCTATACTAACTGTAAAAGCGTATCCTTTCCTGGAAAACTTTACAAAACGTTGGTTAAAAGTATAAAATAGTGCAGGTGGTTGAAAGATGCAAGCAGCAATTGATTTGCATAGACATGATGACTACAGCTTATTTGATGGACTTGGTAAGCCATTAGAATTAGCTAGGCTGGCCAAAGAGTTAGGATATGAAGCTCTTGCATCTTCTAACCATGGCACAGCATCTGGAATGATTGAGCATTATTTGGCATGTAAGGAAGTCGGAATTAAACCAGTTCTTGGAGTAGAGGTTTATTTCAAGCCAAAATTCAAGGAAGATGGAGAAAGGTATCACCTGTGTTTGTTCTGTAAAAACCTGCAAGGATATAAAAACCTAAACAGGATGCTTTCTTATGCAAATATTCACAATTTCTATTATAAGCCTATTGTTACTGTTGAATTGCTGGAAAAGTACAAAGAGGGGCTTATTTGTACGACAGCTTGTGTTGCAAGCTATTTCTCGCAAAAGCTGATTGCAGGAAAACGAGGGGTAGCAAAGAAAGCACTAAAAAAGTTTAAGGATATTTTCGGTGATGATTTCTATGTTGAAATTCAGCCATACAAAATATCGGAGAAAGGGTTACAAGAAAAAGTAAATGTTGGATTGATGGAGCTTGCAGAAGAGCTGGGAATTGAGTGTATTTTAACATCTGATTCACACTATGGCAGGAAAGAGGATTTTGATACCTTTGTTAAAATGCATCAAATGAGAGTAAAGCCAGAACAGTTTGAGGAAAAAGAAAACTGGGTAAGAGACACATACGGCGAAAGGTATATGCCAGCTCCAAATGAGCTAAGAAAACGTTTTTTGAAAATGCACGGTGATGTAGAAAATGTAAGAGAGAAAAGCATTAGGTATGTAGAGAACTTAGAAAAGATAGTAAATAAAGTTGATGGAAATTTGTTGGATGGATTAAAGCTTACGCTACCAAAATATAAGAGTGGAACAGATTCAGAAGCATTACTTAAAATTAAGATTAAAAGAGGACTGAAAAAGCGTGGAAAGTTAAATAAGAAATACTGGAAACGTTGTATGGAAGAATATGAAGTAATTGAAGAGAATGGTTTTGTTGATTACTTCTTAATTGTTCAAGACTATGTAACGTGGGCAAAGGAAAACGGTATAGCTGTTGGTCCTGGCCGTGGCTCTGTTTGCAATTGCGAGGTAGCTTATGCGCTAGGAATTACAGATGTGGATTCGCTTTACTTTGGACTTGATTTTAGCAGGTTTTTGAGAAAAGATAAAAAGAAGCTTCCTGATATTGATATTGATTTTGAAACGTCAAGGCGTGGAGAAGTAATTGAATATCTTATCAAGAAATATAAAGGGAAAGCGGTACAGATTTGTTCTTACGGGCTTTATAAAGTAGATAATCTGTTGAACGATTTGTTCAAAGTATGTGGAGTTACAGAGCCAGAAGATAAGAAAGCTATTAAGAGATATGTGGGACAAAATGTAGATGATGAAAGTGGTAAATTTAACTACGAAGAGCTAAAATATAACAATAGGTGCAAGGAAATAAATTCGAGGTATTCAAACATTTTGAAGCATTTCAGTAAGATGTATAAGAAGGTAAGATATATTGGAACTCATGCGGCAGGCGTAGCTATTGTGGGAACCAATATTTTTGATTATACATCTGTTGAAAAGCACGGAGATAAATTTAGCTCAGCATACGATTTGAATAACCTAGAAATGGTTAATGCAATTAAATTTGATATGTTGGGCTTGAGAACTTTATCTGTGTTGAAAGAACTGAAAGAGTTGACCGGGGAAGAGTTTTCTGATGAATGGCTTGAGGGTGAAGAAATCTACAGGCAGTTTAGAGAGGGAAACACAGAGGCAATATTCCAGTTTGAAAGAAACACAGCGGCAGATATATTAAAAAATATTAAAGCAGATTGCATGGAAGATATTTGTGTGGCAAATGCTTTGAATAGACCAGGCCCATTAGGGCTTGACATGCCGAAACAATACGCTTATAATAAAGCTCATGTTGGAGAAATTAAAAATTCCGCTTATTACGAATACACAAAAGAAACATATGGCACAATAGTATATCAGGAGCAAATAACAGCAATTTGTAGGAATATCGGCGGTTTGAGCTGGGACGATGCAGACAAGGTCTTGAAGATGATGAAAAATAGAGACCAGGGTGAACGCATACAGAAAGAAAAAGAAGAAGAGCAAAACAGAATTAGGGATTTGTTTGTTAAAGGTGCCGCAAAGAATGGGGTAAGTAAATCTGAGGCAAGAAGGATATTCTCAAATCTAATTACCTACTCTTTTAACAAAGGGCATGCTACTGGATATTCTTTGATTGCTGTTGAAATGATGTACTACAAGATTCACTATCCGATGTATTTTTGGTATGTGAATTTGAAATATGCGCCAAATGATACAGACGAATTTAAGTATAAAAAGATAGCTATTGAGAATGGAACTGTTATTTTAACTCCGCATGTTAATTCTACCGCAAGGTATAGCTTGAGAAAAGTAGACGGAGAGGTTTGTATACAGGAAGGGCTTTTGACGATTAAAGGAGTTGGAGAAAAGGCCGCTCTTGCAATCGAAAAAGAAAGAAAAGAGAACGGAAAGTATACAGACATTGATAACCTTGAAGATAGAGTGCCTAAGAGGGTTTTAAATGCGAGAGTTATAAATGCTTTGAAAAAAGCAGGTGCTTGTCAGTTTAATAGAGATAAATATTTCTCTTATGTGTTGAAATATAATACCTCTATTATGTCACGGTAAAAGTAAGGTGAAAATATATGGATTTGAAGCAGGTTCAAGCAATATGTAAAGATATTCAAAAGAAAAGTGGAGAAGGTTCTATTTTTCTGACCGGAAAGGATAAGGCGTTAAAAATCCCAAGATGGAGTACAGCCATAGAGGATTTAGATTCCCTGATTGGCGGAGGGATGCCGAAAGGCAGAATCGTTGAAATTTTTGGCCCCGAAAGCTCGGGGAAAACTTCTCTTGTTTACTGGTTGATGAGCTTGCATCAGTTGGGTGTATATATTCCAATTGAAGGAACATATGATGAGCAGAGAGCGAGAAGTTTAGGAGTAAAGCCAAAGCAAATGGTTGTGTACAGAGCTAATTACGGAGAGGAAGCTTTGAACGCTACAATTAAATTTGCTAAAGCAGGTGTTCCTATTATTGCCATTGATTCTGTTCCAGCTTGTCAGCCAAAAGAAGATATAGACAAGATAGAAAAGGATACAACAAACGAAGCTAGGGTTGGTGGAGTAGCAAGGCTATTCTCCAAGACGCTACCTACAATTGTAAGAATTTGTGAGGAAACAGGAACCACACTTATTCTTGTTAATCAGGTAAGGGATAAAATGAACGCTATGCTATTTGGGGAAAAAGAAGATACACCAGGCGGCAGAGCTATTAAGTTTTATTCCTCAATTCGTATCAAGGTGGCAAGGAGGGCTTGGATTGAGATTCCTAACAAAAACCCGGCAGTTAGCTCTGAAAATGAAAAAGTAGGTATTATTATGAAAGCAAAAATTAGTAAGAGCAAAGTAAGCAATCCTTTTGGAGAGGCAGAACTTCCTTTCTTTTTTGACAGAGGTTTTGTTAGCTTTGATGATATTAAGCCGATTCGCTCCGAACTTATGAAGCAGAGAAAGGAGCGGTTTAATGTCTAACTTAGCTAAAGATTTAGCGGTCCAGCAAGAGGGAGACAAATTAAAGATTTGGTCTGCAATGGTTAAGAATAGATTGGAAAGCTTGTTTTTAGAGGAAAGAAAAACAGCCAATAGATACGGGCTTCACGCTTCTGCTATTCTTGCAAGCGACAATGAGTTTTGCTATAGGGAGCAGGTTCTTTCTCTGTTTTTCAAAATGAATCAGGGAGAGCAGTTGCCAATTAAGCAATTAAAAATATTTGCACAAGGAAATGCAATGCATGAAAAATGGTACAATCTATTTAGACAGGCTCATATTGATGTTGCGATAGAAAGAAGCTTATTTTTAAAGCAATATGATTTGAGTTTTACGATTGATGCACTTTTAAATATTTTTAATGAAGAAGTTATTTGTGATGTAAAATCTCAAAATTCATTTGCCTTTAAAAAACAGGTAGGGCACCCGTCAGGAGAGAAGCAGGTTAATTTCTATTGTTGGGCGCTTACAAAATATACAGGAGTGCCGCATAGAAAAGGGTTTGTTCTTGTTGACAGTAAGGATGATCAAGAGATAAAGGTTGTGCCTGTAAGGTATAGCAAAAAGAATGTAGAGCCATACGTAGATAGATTAAAGGTAATTCAAGAAATGAAACAAGAATTTTTGGAAAATAAAGTGATGCCCAAAAGAAAGTGTGCAAACTGCAATGTAAAGAGGGCGCAAAAATGTAACATGCGTGATGCCTGTTTTAATATAGGCTTTGGGAGAAGGAAATTAAATGCCATTTGTGAGGACTAATGGAGCAGGAGATAGTAACTGTACTTATAAATACCATAAGTGTATAATAGGTGTAGATCAAAGCTATTCGAGGACAGGGATTTCGATTTCTGTTGATAACAAACTAAAGAAAGTAACAAGTGTAGATTTTAAGCTAGTTAAGACGAAATATGCAAAAAGAAAGCTTTTACAAGAAAAGTTAAGGAAAGCAATAGAAAGTTGTTTGAAGAAGTACAGATCAGAAGAGATAGCGGTCGTGCATGAAAGGGTAAGAACATTTACAAGTGGTGCAGACCTTAGACCAGATGTTATTAAGGCACACACACAGTTAGCACTGTATATATGCGATACTGCTACAGAGTATGGAATAGAGACATGGTCTGTTGATACTAGGGCATGGAAATCTGCCGTGTTGGGTACAGCAAAACCTTCTGTTGAGATATTTCCGGGGGTAAACAATCCACAGAAGATACTGGCTGTAAAGAAGGTTATAGAGCTTGGTTTTAAGGATTCGATAGAGAATCATAAGTATAGACAGCATACAGTGTTTTATGATGATGATGCCGCAGATTCCGCTTGCATATCTCTGTACCCGTTTACACAAAGGCCGAAGTTAAAGCGTGAATTGTAGTGTTAAAATTATTTTGAAAAGCTATTGACAAATAATATGGTTAGTGGTATAATTAGAGCAGAAAGGCAGAGAAGATGAAGAGGACCGGGAAGTTCTATTCGAGGAACGAAAAGGAAACTTTATCCAGGTTGGGCCTAAAGCCGTCTCCAATGTCCGGCGCAGGATGGGTGATAAAGGAGGACGGAGAGAACGATATAGTAATGGTTCAGTTGAAATCAACCGATTCAAGTTCGTATAGGCTTGACCTTCTCGACTTAACAAAGCTAGAGTATCATGCAGATATATCAAGAAAGGTTCCGATATTTTTAATACAATATCTGAAAACCGGAAAGATATATGCTGTTGTTGATATAGATAATATAAAAGAATTGGGAGAAGCACTAGACACGGGAAAGGTTAAAGAAAAGATGGTGATAAAAGATATAGAAAGTACAGTAGAAAAGAAGGTTGTAAAAACAAGCAAGAAGTCAAGAGAACAGTTCTTTAAAGAAAGAGGTGAAAAGTTTGGCAAAAGAGGAAGATAATATTTTTTCAGCGATAGGATTTTATAACGGCCATTCCTGCAAAAATAACTACGATGTTGAGTTAAGGTTGAGATTCACAGAAATTCACCTTGACGAAGCGTTACAGTTTGTTGCAGGGATTGGAGCAAGGTTGAAGTTAATTGCAAACACAGGAAGAGAAAAACTAAAGCTTGGGATATGGTCAGTGTATCGTTTATCTGTTGATAAAAATGCACAGACCACAGTGGTTTTAAAAACAATGCTAGACCAAGCGTTTGTTGGAAATATTCCTAAGCTTATGGAAGAGAATGAAGAAAACGAGATTGAGTTAAAAGCTCAAATAATTAATGAATAAGCGCATAAAGCGACATAAAGAAGGAGAATATAAAATGGCTATTAACTACTCTGTTTACGATGCTATTAAGACGATTAAGGATGGTAAGGACGTAGAGGCGATCATTGATATTGCTAAGCGTTATCCTATGTTGGCGGTCCTGGCTAACAGCATTGATGAATCCGCTATGAAGATGTTCGAGGCTTTTCCGGAGTATATTACTGCCCGGAAGATTAACAGCGCCTTGTCTGAGGGTGTCCAGAAGTCCAAGGAGGCCGATACCGACACCGATGAGGATGAGGACGAGGCCCCCAAGAAGAAGGGCAAGAAGGACGCTCAGAAGCCCAAGAAGGGTAAGAAGTCTAAGCCCGCTGAGGATGATGACGAAGATGAGGATGACGAGGACGAGGCTCCCAAGAAGAAGCGTGGCCGCCCCGCAAAGAAGTCCAAGCCCGTAGAGGATGACGAGGACGAGGAAGAAGAGGATGACGAAGAGGACGATGACGAGGATGAGAAGCCCTCTAAGAAGTCTAAGGCCAAGAAGGGTAAGAAGTCCAAGAAGCCTGTAGAGGATGAGGACGACGACGACGAGTTTGACTTTGATTAATAAATAATGGGTAGTTAAAGAGCTGGGCAACAGTAATAACACTGTGTAAGTCCCAGCCATACCCAAAATATAAAGGAAAATATAAATGGAAAATTGGGAAATTATATATTTAGATTGTTCTAAAAAAGAAAACAGAAAAAAGCTTTTAAAAGAGGTAATGAAGGCTGTTAAGTCAGATGAAAAACCAACCAAAGAATATTTAGAGAAGTTTTCTTACTCTGTTGGAAAGAAGTACAAGATGGGTGTACAGCTAGTAAAGCAGGTAAAAGGAAAACTTTTTGTTAGCATAAGGTACGAGGATTCATATATTACAATTATGTGTGATTCATACTATGAAGCTCTATGTAAACATATTTTAATAGTAAAGCAAATGAGAAAATTAAAAGAGCAAAAGGTGAGGTAAATGCACTACGATATATACACAGATGGGGCATGCTCCAAAAATCCGGGTCCAGGAGGATATGCCTTTATAGTTATAAAAGATGGTGAAAAGCCATTATCGGTGTATGGAGGAAAAGAAAACACAACAAACAATAACATGGAGTTAACAGCAATAGTAAAGGCACTAAAGTTTGTTGTTGGCGGAAAGAAGAAAAGAATAGATGTAACAATTTATAGCGATAGTGCTTATTGTGTAAATTCCATTGTTAACGGCTATATTTACTTTTGGGAATTAAATGATTGGAAAACTAAGTCTAACACAAGTGTAAAAAATGTTGAGCTTTGGCAAGAGTATCTGAAAATAGTAAGAGAAAATAAATTGCTAAAAGTAAATTTTGTGAAGGTAAAAGGACACTCGGGAGACAAATATAATGAAATGGTGGACAAGATAGCAAAAAGAGCCATAGGTCAGGTGAAATAAAATGCTGTTTTCCCAAAAGGTAAAAAGCTTTGTTTTTGTTGGACTATCAGAAAAAGAAGCATATTTAAAGGGTTGCAAAGAATTAGCCAAATATACGGCCTCAAAGAAGTACAGAAATCTGTCATTTAAAGTAGAGCGGGTAGAAGGCTCTGAGAATACAATTAGGTTTGTAATTTACACAAATATAGATATTGGAGAAAATCAAAAGAAATATTGCGAACTTTGTAAGAGGTATCATAAAGCATTTTTCGTGAATGAAGAATATAATTGCTCTAGGTGCAACCTAAAAACATTTTTAAAGAGATTACAACAGCAATCCAATATCTCAAAACAATATTATAGACGTATGATTGAAGAATAATTAGAGGGTATTTATGTGGTTCGAGCAGACATAGACTACGATGTTTATACTACTGAGGAATTATTAGAAATGCGACAGTCTGAGGCGGTAGAAGGACTTAATGAGGCACAGCAAAGGTTTTGTGAGTGCTATGTACAGTGTTACAATATTAAGACCTCTATTGTAAAGGCTGGGTATAGTGCTAATAATACTGTTTTGGGATATAAGCTAAGAAAGAATAGAAAATGTCAGAGATATATTCAGTGGCTAAAGGCAAGAATACTTAGGAGAACAATGGTAACAGGAACAGACATTATAGAGCAATGGGTAAAAATTGCATTTGCTGATATGTCTGATTTTGTTGACATTTTCCCAAATTATATTAAGTTAAAACCAAATGACCAGATAGACGGACAGTTAATTAAGTCTATTAAGTCTGGTCGTGATGGCGTATCTATTGAATTGCATGATAAATTAAAGGCGCTTGATAATTTAGCAAAATATACGGCAGATATGCCGAAAGATTATAAACAAATCCTCGAAGAGAGAAAAGTTGAGTTGCTTGAGCAAGAGTTTGAGTTAAAGAAGCGTTTGTATGATGACGAGAGCAATGAACAAGAAGATGATGGGTTTATTGAGGCTCTAAAGAAGAGTGCAGAAAGCGTGTGGGAAACAACAGAAGAATAATATAAGATAGTATAGGAGGAAATAACAAATGCAAAAGGAAAAGACAAGTAAGGAAAAGTATCTTGAAATGCGTGAAAGAGGCTATTCAAATAAAGGGATAGCTGAATTTTACAAAGTAAAAGAATCTACAGTTGACAGAGCAATCGGAAAGAACAAAAAGGAGAGTACAGGAAACATGAACACCGATACCATGGATTTTTTCGATGATTTTGAGGAAACAAGCGAGGAAACCGCAACCAACGAGAATGTAAGAGAGCTAAAGACAATTACTTGCATTGATTGTGGTAAGGAATTTGACTTTTCTCCGGCTGAGCAGAAGTTCTATGAAAGCCGTGGATTTGATACACCCAAGCGTTGTCCCGAGTGTAGGGATAAGCGCAAGCAGACAGTTGACATTGAATGTGTTGACTGTGGGAAAACTTTTCAGATGCGCTTGACTGAAAAAGAGTATTATGAGAAGAACGGGTTGTATATTCCCAAGCGTTGTCCTAGCTGTCGTGAATTGAAGCGTAAGCATAACGAGAGTAAGGAAGCTGGTAAGTAAATAAATACTGGGTTTAGCTAGAGGCGTTTTGCTTCTGGCTATTCCCGCATAAAAGGAGATATAAAAGATGGGTAAAAACGAATGGATTGTTGACTTGTTGTTAGAGTTTGACAGAAAAATTGATGAATATAAAGGATTAAATACATATACATCAACAATAAAAATGAAAACAATGCACGAAGCAAAAAGAATGGTAAAAAGGTATATTAAGGCAAACACGGATGAAAGAATTGATAATCTAGAGAACGAGATTAAAAGAAGGAACGAAGAGTTAGTTGAAAGGATTAAGTGTCCATTGTATAGTAGAATAAATTCACTTGGATACTGCATGGGAACTTACTTTGATTCAAAGGTAAATCCATCAAGCATGTGCAAATGCTGTGAGTTATTATATAATGGATTCCTTTATGGAGGAAAAGAAAAGTGAAAATATTAAGTGCAATTTCAGTTTTTATCAAAAACGCTTTGATTTTAGTTGCTATTTTATTATCGTTGAAAGCTTATTTTGAGGTAACACTTGTACCAAAGGAATTTCAAAGTATATATTTTGTTGTTGTTGCATTACTTTATTTAATCTCAGCAATATGTGATATACTTTATGAAAAGCTAATGGATGATAAAATAAAGAAACTAGAAAAAGCAAGGCGGGAAAGGAGATAACAAAACATGGATATTGAGGATATTATCTATGAGAATAAGCAAACAATTCATAGCGACAGGTAAGGTGAAATAAATGGTCTGTAGTAAATGTGAATCACCAATGCTTGTAATAGATAGCAGAGAAAATGAAGGACAAAGCAGAAGAAGGAGATATAAGTGCCCCTTCTGTGATGAAAGAATTACGATGTACGAAGTAACAAAAGAAGAATATGAAGGAATTAGAAATATGAAAGTATTAGAGCTTGTATCACATAATGCAGATTGGACAGATGAAACAAAATTGCACTTGATAGTAGGAAATTCAATTCTAATGCAAAAGAAAGTAAAAGAAATTGTAGAGAAGTATGGAACTAAAAATGTAAAGTGCTTTTCTTCTTACATGTTAATAATTGAATAAAATAAAAGAAATAGTGTTAGAACAAAGTATAAAGCTAAGTAAAAGGAAAGCTAAGGTACAAAAATTCTAATACTATTTCTTTTTGTTGATATATAAGGAAAAGGAAAGAAAGGAGGTGAAGGGAAAGTGAGTTTTAAATATGTACCATTCACAAAGAAGCAATTACAGCTTTTAACGTGGTGGACAGAAAAAAGTCCTTACAAAAATATGTCTGGAATCATTGCGGATGGTGCTGTGAGGTCTGGAAAGACAATAATCATGGGTTTGTCATTCGTAATGTGGAGCATGGAAACATATAAAAATCAGAAGTTTGCTATATGCGGAAAGACAGTAGGAAGTGCAAGAAGAAATATAATTGAACCGTTGACAGAAATGTTAAAAGGTAGAGGATATAGAGTAAGAGAGAATAGAACAGACGGAAGAATAGTTGTAAGAAGAAAGGGAAAGAAAAATACATACTATATATTCGGTGGACGAGACGAGAGAAGTGCTAGTTTAATTCAGGGTATTACTTTGGCAGGAGTAATGCTAGATGAAGCGGCGTTGATGCCTAGAAGCTTTGTTGAGCAAGCGTTAGCTAGATGCTCTGTGCCAGGTTCAAAGGTGTGGTTTAATTGTAACCCGGAAGGGCCAAGGCATTACATTAAAAAAGAATGGATAGATAAAGCAAAAGAAAAGAAAGTGTTGAGACTTCATTTTATGTTGGATGATAATCCTTCATTGGATGAAGAAACAAAAGAAAAGTATTATAGTATGTTTGAAGGGATATTCTATAAAAGGTTTATTCTTGGAGAGTGGGCCTTTTCGGATGGCATAGTTTATCCAAACGTAAAGCAGGATGCTTTTTATACGAATGCAACTAGGGACAATGTGTTACCTATTAAAATAAGAGAACATGATATTAAACCTTTTTATTCAGCGGACTATGGAACTACAAATCCTATGGTTTACTTGGAAGTATATAAATATAAGAAACCAGGAGATAGTATTCCATATTTCTATGTTGACAGAGAGTATTGTTATGATAGCAAGAAGCAGTTTAAGCAAAAGAGTGATTTAGAGTATGTAGAGGATTTTAATAGATTTAAAAGTGCAGATGGATATAAGATGCTTATAATTGACCCAAGTGCAGAGAGCATTAAAGTAGCTCACATGCAACACGGGGATAAGGTAGTAAACGCCAAGAATGATGTAATACCGGGAATATCAATGGTAAGTACGTTGTTCTCTCTTGGGCATATTTTTATTAATAAAGATGAGTGCAAAAACCTTGTTGAAGAACTAGGGCTGTACCAGTGGGATAGTAAAAAGTCAGAGCATGGCAAAGAAGAGGTTGTGAAAACGAACGATCATAGTTGTGATGCTCTGAGATATGCTATATATACTACTACTGCTAATTTTGAGGTTTATGGATATAAAAAGTAAGGGAGTGAAAAGGGTTGGGAAAAAGCAAGCGCAACAGGAATAAAGCGCAGAACGTAAAACCCAAAGATATTCCTGTTGGTATTGTAGATAATAAGTCTCAGATATTAGGAGTGAAGAAAGCTCTTGATGCTTATTCTAACGCTCCTGCAAATTTGGGGTTTGGCGCTTCTAATTTGGCCGAAACTGCAAACTATGTCATGAATAGAATTACGTGGGACTATTGGACGTTGAACGTTCTGTTTCGCAATAACTGGATTGCAAAAGCCATTATTGAAAAGCCAGCAAATGAAATGATGAAGAATGGGTTTGAAATTCAGAGCCAGATTGACCCAGGACAAATTACAGAAATTATGAGGACATGGACAAAGACAAAAACAAAAGACAAGTTTCTCGATTGCTTGAAGTGGGCTAGGCTATATGGCGGCTGTATCCTAGTTCCAATGATTGAGGGACAGGGAGATTTAAGTGAGCCGCTAGACTATGACAGGATTTTGCCTGACAGCTATAAGGGATGCTTCTTAATCGACAGGTGGAGTGGTGTATCTCCCTCTATATCTGTTGTTGACGATATTAATGATCCCGATTGGGGAGAGCCGGAATATTATTTTATTACAGACAACACTACAGGAGATAGCTTTAACATTCACCATTCTAGGATTATTAAAATGATCGGGCGTAAGTTACCGTATTGGGAGGAAGTTGCAGAAGATTGGTGGGGAGCATCAGAGCTTGAGCACGTTTACACAGAGCTTAAAAAGCGTGATGATACATCCGCTAATATTTCGTTTTTGATTTTCCTTGCAAATATACGTGTTTTTAAAATGGATGGTTTATCGCAGATGTTATCCATTGGGGACCAGGAAGCGGCAGATAGAGTGTATTCAACAATGCAAGCTATGAATAGGCTAATGTGCAATACAGGCACAATGGCTATGGATAAAGAAGATAGCTTTGAAGAACACGCTTATTCGTTCACTGGGATTAATGAGGTTTATGAATCCTTTATGTTGGACATTAGTGGTGCCGCAGAAATCCCTGTTGATAAGCTGTTTGGTCGTTCTCCGACTGGTTTTAATTCCGGGGCCGAAACACTCCAAAACTATTATGACACAGTCCAAGAAAAGCAAGAAACATATGTAAGAGGTCCTTTAGAAAAGTTGATGAAAATTATTACCATGAGTACATTGGGGAAAATACCTGATGATATGGAAATCTCTTTTAACCCTGTTAGACGGCCAGCAGACCTAGAGAAAGCTGATTTAGCGCAGAAGCAAGCACAACCAATTTTTGACGCTTATTCTGGCGGTTTGATTGGCAAGGGTGTAGCTTTGAGGGAGCTGAGACAGCAAACGCCTATTACTGGTATGTGGTCTAACATTACAGATGAAATGATTGAGGAAGCAGAAAAAGAAGATGAACAAAGAACACAGCAAGAGAAAGAAGATAAGGAAGCTCTATTGAACGCATTAAAAGAAAGTGGAGGGATGAGCAATGAAATTACTCCAAAAACTGAAACAGAAGCGACTATTGACAAAAGCAATAAAAAACATTTCGTGTTCTGATAGCGTTTGTTATTATATTTTATACTATTTAGGAGATAAGAAATACTCTACTATGTTTTACGCAAAGAACGAGAAGAAGGCAGTAGAGTGTTTACAGAAGCAATTTCCTTTTCCTGTTGAAATCGTAGATATATTTGCTGTGTAAAAAATATCTAGATTGTTTTGAAAAAGGTGTTGACAAACATATAAGTTTGTGGTACAATATAATCAAGTTAAGGGAGAACAAAAGTAAGGTACAAAATTTAGGAGGAATTTAAAATGTTGAACAAGATGAGCAAAGAGCAGATTCACGCTATTAATGTTATTGCTAAGGATAATTTAGAAAAAGCTGAGACAATGCTTGATGCCATTAACTTGGTGCTTGGTACTGAATATTTTATCCTTTGTGCAAGAGTTTGCTATACCGATGATGGTTTTATTCACGATGCTTGGGCAAATGCCGAGGATAAATAAAGTTAGTCGCGAGGAAAGGGGCTAAAGAAAATGTTTAATAAGTTCGTAAATGTATTGTTCATCTTTAGTTTGTTTCGCAAGAAGAAACCAACAGAGGTTGTGATTGCACAGCCAAAGAAGCCAGGCAAGGTAAGCAGGCTGGTTGTTTATCTGGAAAGAGCATTTATCTTGTTGGTGCTGTGGTGTTTGGGATTCTCTCTTGTTTACCATCTAATTGTTACCGCTCTTGGTGGTTGATAAAATGAAATATGAAGAATGGAAGAGAAACTTAAGGATAGAAAATGAGTTTAGGAAAGCTATAGAGTACATTGCAGATTTATTTTTAAAGATATGTAGGTCCTCAACAAACCAATTTGATTATATGAGAAGGATGGAGAATTTCCAGAACACAGAAGGATATAACAACTATATTACTTCAATAGTTCGGAATATGGTAACTCCGCTATCTATATCAAACTATTCTACGTGGAGGAAGGCGGCAAGAACCGCTACAAAGTCCAGGCTGATTTACAATTCTTTGTTGAGAGAAATACAAGAGGGAATACAGCAGGACATAGAAAGACAGATTGAAGAAAATGCAAGGCTTATAAGAACTTTGCCAACTGATACAGCAAATAAAGTTGTTAATGATATTTCAAGGTTAGCTTTTGAGGGAATGAGATCATCAGAGATAGCCAAGGAAATATCTAAGTATACAGATAAACACGCAAGGGCTTCTGCGAGGCTAATTGCTCGAACTGAGGTTAGTAAAACAAGCACAATGTTAACCAAAGCAAGAGCAGAAAATTTAAACCTTAATTGGTATGTGTGGAGAACCGCACAGGATGGAAAAAGAGTTAGACCACAGCATAGAATAATGGAGGGTGTGCTAGTTAACTGGAACAATCCTCCTAGCCCGGAACAGCTTGATGGGCTTCCTTCTGTTGGTAATTATCATGCTGGGTGTATTTGGAATTGCAGATGTTACGCAGAGGTTCTTTTAGAGATAGATGATGTTAGGTGGCCGCATAAGGTACATGTAGGAAATTCGATTAAAACTATGAGCAGAGCAGAATTTGAAAAATTGTTGTGAGGTGGTGATAAAATATGCCTTACAAATCTGAGGCTCAAAGAAAGTTTTTCAACTCACCGGCAGGAAAAAGAAAGATTGGTAAAGCTGAGGTTGAAAAATGGAACGAAGAAAGCAAGGGCCAAAAGAATATACCTGAAAAGGTTGAGGATAAGCTACAGTTCGCTATAACAAAAATCGATAAAGAATACTATTTTGATAGCAACCAATTACTTGTTGAAATTAGGCAAAGGTTGGTAGAAGAGTATGAAGCAATTAACAATTATCTATCCATGATTCCTAGAGTAAAAGAAGATTGGGTAGTTGATATAATTAAAGATATTGCAGATGAGGAAAAAGTACATGTTGGAGAGCTTGAAGATATTCTTTACAAGCTTAATCCAGAAGAATTGAAAAAGGTAAAGGAGGGAATGAAGGAAAATGCCTAATACGCCTGAATACCCTTTTGGAGACCCTGTTACTGTTGAAAAGCCTAATATTCCTGATTGTTGGACACCGGAGCCGGTGAAGGTAGTAGAAGAGCCTGCCCCTAGTCCTGAAAGTTAAGGAGGAATGAGAAATGCCTAATCTTTATTAGAAAAATGTCTTTACAAATCACTTACTTTGTGGTATACTATAGATAGTAAACGTTAGGCATAGGAGAATGGCACATGTACTATATATATTTTAGAAACATTGGTTTGTATTCAGTTTCTAGGTGGTGGAAGATTAAAGGTCTTGAAACAGATAACCTAGAAGAAGCAAATCAAATTTTGTATTTTCTGTCGAACAAGCATCCATCAAGAGAATATAAAATAGTCAGGAAAAAGGTGTAAGCCGCTGGAAGGTGGTGATTGTATTTGTTGTATTATGGCTCTAAACTTTCTGATAATATGACCAGGTTAAATGACGGTTGTCTTTTGTGTTTGAATGTTCCTATCGCACGTACAGGAACTTATGAATATCTTAGGGAAGAGGTTGGGCTTGATGGGTCAGGTACAGTTACGGTTTATCGAACTCCCGAAGAAGTTTTTAGCACAAAAACAATCGCAAGTTTCAACGGCAAAGCTTTTTGCGATACTCATCCCTCTGTTGACGTTACATCTGATAATTGGAGCATTTATAGCAAAGGGGAAGTAACAAACGTAAGAAGGGGAGCAGACGATGAATCTGATTATTTGTTAGCAGATATTATTGTGCGTGACCCTATTGTAATTAATGAAATTTACTCTGGTGCAAAAAGGGAAATTTCCGCAGGTTATGATTGTGAGTTTGTTGAACGTGATGGAAAACTATATCAGTGTGATATTATAGGAAATCACGTTGCCCTTGTTCAGTGTGGCAGAGCTGGCCCTAATGTTAGAATTAAAGATAGCAAAAATAATAGCTATTATAGATATGTGAAAAAGATGTTTAAGGCAATCGACAAAATCAATATTTAGGAGGGTTAAAAGATGCCTGGGGTTAATAATGAAAAGGTTAGAGATTCTATTAAAAAGTTCCTGGAGAAAATGAAGGCTTGTGACAACATCCCCGAAGAGCTTGCGGATGATGCTGTTGAAATGGTTGAGGGTGTAAACGAGGCTCTTGACGAAGAGGCCGATATCATGGAGATCACTAAGGACGAGGCTCCTGAGCTTGAGGGTAAGATTGAATCCATTATCCGCAAGGTTCTTATGGAAAGCGGTTTGATTAAGGATAATACTGTTTCCGCTCTCGATGAGCTTGAGGAAAAGCTAGAGGCACTTGAGAAAGATGAGTGTCCCGAAGAGGAAGAGGAAGAAATCATTATTTCCGATGAGGATAATGAGGAAGAGGTAACGGTAGACCCTGAATCTATCCGTGATTCTAAGAATATGCTTGGCTTTATTCGTGAGATTAAGCCCGTTGTTGCATCTATCAAGGACGCTAAGGAGCGTAAGAGATTTTCCGATAAGATGGCTCGCATTATTGGGAATAGTATGAAAGACAATGCGTCTTATAATGTTGTACGCAATGTTGCTAAAAAGAATGCTACTAATGCTATGAAGAAAAAGAATACGGTTGTTGATAATGATATTGATTATGGTATGGAGATTGCTAAGAAGTACAATCCCCATTATAAGGAGGTTTAAAAAATGCCTGGAAAAACTGTAGGTATTGCACTTTCTAAGGGTTGGCCCGGAACTCAGTCTCGTACCGCTGATGCTATTATTCAGTGTCGTGTTGCCGCAAATGATTTTGCGTTTGGCATTGCCGCTGTGCTGAATGAGGATAACCAGTGGGAAGCTGTTACCGATAGCACTACTGACGCTGATATTGCGGGTGTAACTGTCCGTGAGGTTGTGCAGGCAAACACTTATGACCCGCAGAGTAATTCTGACTATCTCACTGGCCGTATGTGTGACGTTATGGTACGTGGCAACATGGTTGTTAAGTGCCAGCGTGGTACGCCTGTCCCCGGTCAAGCTGTTTATGTTCGTGTAAAGGCCAATTCCAATTATGCTGATGCTGTTGTTGGTGGTTTTGAGGCAACTGCTGATTCTACCAATACCGTGCAGGTTGCTAATATTGAGTGGACTACCGGAGAAATGGACGCTAATAATGTTACCGAGATTACCATTAAATCTCGAGCGAAGGGTTAAAAGGGAGGGGAAAAGTAAATGGCACGTATTGTTAATGATGTAATGCCCGGAGTTGGCTTTGGCGGGAGTAATAATATTAGAACTCTTTCCGATGCGTCTCTTGGGACTGGTATTCGTGTGATGGATGCCGCTGGTATTGCTACCGGAATGGCTTTCCTTGTTGGAGAGCTTGAGAAGCGTGATTCTAAGATTCGTGAGCCGCTTACCTCTGTCACTTGGCAACGTGATATTGTTGCTGAAACTGGTGGCGGATGGGTTGATTTCACTAGCACGATGAACGTAGATTATGCTACTTCTGGTGCTAATGAGGGGTCCCTTGTCGCTGGTGCTACTGATGTAATTCCCATGGTTCAGGCCAATATTAACAAGGATATCTATAATGTGTATACCTGGGCACAGGGCATGAAGATTCCCTTTGTCGATAGCCAGAAGTATCAGACTATTGGACGCTCTATTGATGCCATTCTGGACCGTGGTATTCGTCTGAATTATAATAAGTCTCTTGACCAACTCACTTACAAGGGATTTTTGGGTTCTCCTGGTCTGGTTAATAATACCCATGTAATTTCTTCTGTTGTTCCCGACGGTGCTTCCGGTCAGGCCGCTTGGAATACTAAGACTGTTGATGAAATTCTGTGGGATATTAACAAGATTCTTACTGAGGCGTGGGCCGCTTCTGAGTATGATGAAAGTGCAATTCCCAATCATCTGCTTTTGCCTCCCGCCAAGTATGCTTACCTGCTTTCTACTCGTATTGGCACTTCTGGCGATGAGAGCATTCTAAGCTACGTGCAGAAGAATAATCTGTGCAATCAGCGTGGTGGTGATTTGGTTATCGTGCCTTGTCGTTGGTGTACTGGTGCTGGCACTGGTGATACTGACCGCATGGTTGCTTATGTTAACGATAAGGATAAGGTTTATATTGATATTCCTGTGCCTCTGACCCGTGCTATGACACAGCCTGTTGCGTTGCAATTTGCTTATGTCACTATTTATGCCGCTCAGATGGGTCAGGTTAAGTTCCTGTACGAACAGCCCGTTCGTTATGCTGACGGAATTTAAGTAAAGGGGAATAAACAGTATGAAAATTTATAGTAAAGAGGCTTTTGCTATTGGACCTGGTGCTCAGGTTGGAACTACTGATATTGATAGCTTTATCACTGTTCCCGGCGCTTTTCAGAATATGCCCGATAAGTATGCTAATGACCCTACTTTTCGGTTGGCGGTAAAGGCTGGAAAGATTACCGTGATTGAGAGCCATGAGCAACAGGTTAAAGTGGAGAATGAGCCGCCCAAGGATGAGCTTAATCATGATGCAGGTATGAGCGAGGTTGAAGCTTTTTACGCTGAGTTGAAAGCTATGAATCAGAATGATACTCTTGTCCTGGGTGAAAAATATGGTCTGAGCATGAATAAGAACGAAAAGCTTGGGCAGTTTAAGAAACGCATTATGGAAGCGTATAAGCTTTCTGTTGAAGAAGAGGAAGTAGAAGAATAATTAGTATTGGAGGCGGAACTTATGAAAAATATTGACTATTGGAGTATGTTAGGTTATAATAACAACGCTTTAATGATGATGGATATTTTCGGCGGCTCCGCCTCCAATATCATTAAAACAGAAAATCCAGAATATACGCAAGAAATGTTTAGTGAAAACTTCCCAGTGTTCCTGTTCTCAGAAGATGGTTCTGTTGAAGGTTCAATCCCTGTTCCTGTTTTTAATCTGTTTAAAACCATGGCGGATGCTTCGTTGAAATATGATAGATATAAAAGTTTGTGGAAATATGTTATGGGGTTATATATTGCTCACTATTTAACGTTATTTTTGCAAACACAGCAAGGTGATCCTAGTGCTACGTCTGCTTTGCAAGGAGCAACACCGAAAGGAATTGCAACCAGTAAATCTGTTGATGGGCTAAGTCTGTCTTATGATTTTATGGATATGCAGACCGATTTGGCAGGATACGGAACATATAAATTAACTATTTATGGACAGCAATTAGCAACGCTCACTAAACCATACGGCAAGCCGGGAATGTGGGTGAATTGGTAATGGCTTTTGTAGCTATACTAAAAGCTATTGATAAAGTAAACCAAGTTATAAAAGGACTTAATTACACAAAAAATAATTATGTGCTTGTTGGTATTCCGCAAAAGGATACTAGGCGAGAGGGCGAAGAAGTAACTAATGCAGAGTTACTTTACATCCATACAAACGGCTCGCCTATAAACAATGTACCTGCAAGACCAGTAATAGAGCCAGCTATTGAAGATGATGAAGAACGGCTAAGCAGAATGTTAAAGCAAATGGCAGAGGAAGCATTAAAAGGCGATTTTGGAAGTGCAGAAAAATCCCTTGAATCTGTTGGCATGAGAGCACAGAATATATCTAGGAATTGGTTTACAAATCCAGATAATAATTGGCCTGAAAACGCTCCTTCTGTTCGGGAAAGAAAAATAAAGAAAGGCTCTACTGATCCTAGGCCACTAATTGATACAGGTGAGCTTGGAAAATCTATTACATACGTTCTAGTTAAGGACGGTGATAGAACTGATTAATATAAATGAGCTAATCCACGATTCTGATTTTGCACAGCCAAACGGAATTACAGTTATTCGTAGGCCATGTAAAACAGAAAACCATTTACCTGTTGTAGAAGAGCAACAGTTTAAAGTTCCTGGAATTATTACCATAAATACCGATTTGGAAGAAGAGTTAAGAGAAACTTCAAATATAAATTCAGAAGTTATCAATGTGTTTACGGATAAAGAGATATATACTACAGGTAGGTTAGATGAAAGTCCCGATAATGGATATCTTTCTGATATTGTTGTTTGGAATGGGAAGAAGTATAAGGCTTTCAGAATTATGAATGATTTGCAGTATGGATTTTGCAGAGTTGCTTGCATTAAAGTAAATGAGAGCACAATTTAAGGTGGTGATAGGGTGGCTGAACTTTTACAGTCTATAGAATCGCTAGAATTATTTTTTGCTGATTTAGTAGAAAATCTAGTAGGTTTGCAAAGTGAAAATGTCTTGTTGCAAAATAGGCAGTATGGACAACCATCCTATGATGATAGCCTAGTTAATTCTGCCTATGTAAAAATATCTCCGGAACTTGATGAAAGAAGTATTTACAAGTTCCAGGATTTTTCATATAATGAAGAGGAAGATAATTTTACTTTAACTACGAAATCAACCAGGACATTGACGTTAAGTGTAATTTTTTACGGACCAGATTGCTATGAAAATTGCTTTAGGTTCAATGAGAAAATGTATTTTAATAGTACAAAGATTTTGTTGGAGAAAAATTATCTTTCTTTGGTTCCAGATAGAACAAATGGCCCGACCAGAATAAATGAACAACATAACGGACAGTGGTTCAGCAGATGTGATATTTTGTTGAGATTTTATAACGGTGTGGCCATCGAAGAGACTGTTGAAAGAATTAAAGATGTTGATATTAGATTGGAGGTTGACCAATGAGCACTGTGTCCCTGAATCGCATTGTAGATGTTAGCGTTGATATTTCCGCTCCGCTAACTGTGTCTACAGATTTTAACCTTGGTTGCATTATTGGTAATTCTGAGGTAATTACTAGCGCAGATGATAGAATTAAATATTATACACGTGCTACTTATCAACAGCAGATGGTTACAGATGGTTTTAACACTGGTACTCCTGAGTATAAGGGTGCTATAGCTTATTTCTCACAGAATCCTACTGCTCAGACTTTGGCGGTTGGTGTTAAGCTTAGTTCCGAGACCGATTTGACTGCTTTGCAGAATACAAGAGCGGCTGACGATGATATTTACGCTTTTTGCTATTGCTATGCCACTACTGATAGCGATATGAATGCTATTGCTCAGGCAGTAGAAGGTTTTGAACAGCCTACTATTTTGTTGTATCAGACAAATGATGTTAAATGTTTGCAGGCTTCTCAGACAAATGTAATGAAAACGTTGATGGATGCGGGCTATAATCGTACTTGTGGTTTTTACTCTACAAAGGATGGTTTTATTTGTGCTGTACTTGGTGTAATTTGCGGCCTTAATAGCATGGAGACTAATAGCGCATATACTCTTGCTTTTAAGAGTGTTGTTGGTTTTACGCCAGAGGATGTAAATGATGTACAAATGCAGAATTTGTTAACTTATAACGGAAATGTTTATTGTAATTTTGGTAGACGTTATAATTTTATCTATCCTGGACTTATGGCTAGTGGCTATCATGTTGATGAACAGTTTTTGCTTGATGCCGCAAAATATCTGTTTCAGCAGTATACCGTTTCTGGCCTTGTTCGTTCCCGTGTTGTACATCAGACCGAGAGTGGTATGACTAGCGTTATTAACTGGTTGACAAATGCTTGTGAGGTTATTCGTCAGGCAGGATTTATTGATACCGGAATTTGGAACGCTGACCCGGTTCTAAATTTGAATACTGGTGATGCTATTTCCGGTGGATATATGATTCAGGCTGAGAGCTTGGCAAGCCAAAATGCACAGGACCGTGAGGCTCGTACATCTCCAACAATTTACATTGCCCTTAAAGCTCCTGGTGCTTTAGAGCATATTGTAATTCGGGCCTTTGTTAATCGATAATGGGGGTGAAATAAAATGGCAGGTAATGTTAGAGTATATAGTTTCGAGGATACATCTGTAACTATTGAGCATCCTTCTGTTGGTAGTTTTGAGGCATATGGTACTGGTATTGGTACTCTGTCTGTATCTTTTTCTAATGATATTACTACGCATGATGTAGCCGCCGACCTTGCTGTTGTTGTTTCAAAGAGTGCCAAGAAAAACGGTAATATTACTTTTGAGGTTCTTCAAAGCTCCGAGCTTAATGACTGGCTTAATAAGTATTATAATTATGTTGTTGCCGCCCCTTCCTCTGAGTTTGCTTTGGCTTCCGTTGCTATCCGTAACACGTCTACTGGGCAGTATTATTCCTGTACTGGCGTATCGCCTCAAAAGATGCCTGACAGTAATTTCCAGAGCCAGCAACAGAATAGGAGCTGGGTGCTTATGGCCGCTAACATTGAAACACAGTAATAAATAAAAGGGGAAATAAAAATGGAAAACGTTGTTAATGTAAAGAAACGTGAAACTAAGAAAGAGCTAGAGATTGACGGAAGAACGTTCGTAATTTATAAGTTTGATCCGTTGCTGGGAAACTATGTTGCTTTGCAGGTTTTGAGCTTAACTTTACCTTTCGGTATCAGCGATAAAATTAATGATGCTGTTGGTATGAAGGTAGGAAATTCTAGTAATAAAATGATGGGTAAGCAAGAGTTTCTTGATTTGCAAAGAGATATTCTTTCTGTGTGCTTTGAGAAACTTCCTGCTGGTGAAACACCTGTTGTTCGTGAAAATGGAACATATGGAATTTCTGATTTTACTGCCTCCATTGCTCTTCAATTGTTGATTGGCTCCATTGCGTTTAATTTAACTGATTTTTTCGGCGTACTCCCATCGACAAGCAACCTCACATCGGAGGAATCAAATTCCAGCTTTGTGAGTATGTAAATGTCAATGCCCGTGTTTATCTTCCCGTAATTACAGGTATGTGGCAACAGCATGAATTGTGGGATGGGACATATACATTTGATGATTGGTTGGATGCTGTCGAGCTAATTGAGGTTAAAATGGAGAATGAAGCTAGACAGCATGATTATTTAGAATCTCAACGGCAAGTGGGTAGGTGAGATATTAAAATGGCCGAAACTTTGAAAGAGTATTTAGTAAAGTTAGGATGGGATATTAATAAATCTCAGTTGACACAATCTTTACACTCAATAAATAGTTTTTCAAGCTCGTCAGAAGGTTTAATATCTCGCTTATCCAAAAATTTATTAAAGGCTGGTTCTGCGGTTGCCTCTGCTTTGCTTGGAACTACATCTGCTGTAACTGCTATGATGTTTGGTGTAGCAGATGCAGACAGAGAGGCTGAAAGATTTGCTCGCAGAATGTGGATGACAGAATCCCAGGCAAGAAGCTTAACAACTGCGCTTGATGCTGTTGGTGCCTCTTACCAGGATATCTATTACATGACTGCGGAAGAATATAGGAATCTCTTAGAGCTAAACGCATTAGGTAGAAGTTTAGAGGCTCCCGCAGAACTGCAAGACCAATTAAGGCAAGTAAGAGATATTAACCAAGAAATTGATAAATTAAAGGTCACTATAAGTTACGGTACACAGTGGGTTGCATACTATTTCCTTAAAATTATGGGGGAAGATGTTGATAACCTACAAGATTCATTAGAAAAATTAAATGAATATTTGCAAAAGAATTTGCCTAAAATTGCAGAAAAGGTTGCAACTGTTCTATCATGGTTTTTCCGATTAGGTAAAACTGCTGTTGATGCAATAGGAAGAATAGTTGATGCAGTAGGTAGGTTGTTTGATTCAATGGACACCGGAACAAAAACTGCTGTTACCGCTGTAAGTGCATTTTTAGGTTTATTAAAACTAGGGCCGGTAGGAATGTTTATAGCCGCTATCCTAGCTCTTTTGCTTTTGTTGGATGATTTCTTTACATGGCAACGTGGAGGAAATGCCTATTTTGCCCCTGAGTACGAAAAGCTTACTAATTGGCTTCAAAACGCTGATTTTTCTGCCTTTGATGGAGTAAAAGAATCTGCTGATGAGCTATGGGAAACAGCTAAAAATGCACTTGAAGTGGTTGTTGACCTAGTGGAGCAATTTGGTGAGTGGGCCGTTGAATCTGGCGTACTAAAGGGCGCTCTTGATTTGTTACTAGGAACACTAGAGTTAATAATTGATGCTTTAACTTGGGTACTTGATTTGTTCTTGTTGATTACCGGCAATTACGATAAAATGAGCGAAAATAGCTGGTTCAGAAAGATAATTGCAAAAGATGAAGAAGGCAATGTAAGTGGTTGGAAAACTGCCGCAAATGCAGGCATGGGCATTTTGGATGCAATTCCAGGTTTGTGGAATTATACAATTGGCCGCATTGAAGGAATGTCAAAAGCACAGACATTTTCTGATTTTTTTGGTTATGATTATGGCACTGGGAAATCTACTGAAAATGCTTTTGGTGCTACAAGTGGTGGCGGACGTAGAACTTCTACGACAGAACAAAATGTAACAACCACTTATAATAATACTTTTAATGTTGATGGTGCCCAATCTCCTGCTAGCACTGCATCTGAGATTGCTAAAACACTTTATAACCAAAGGTCACAGATAGATTTAGTTAAGTGATGGGAGGTGATAGCTTTGTCAGAGGGATATTTAGCAAAATCCGCAACAGATACTACAGGTATGAGTTATGACGCAATGTTGTATTGCAAAACAAATATTGGCGGGTATTTTTTTGATGGCTTTATTACTGTTGATGTCACATCAGAGTTAGAGATTACTGA